ATGGATAATCAAACATAGCGTGTAGAAACTTTTTAGTAAGCCATCTCTTCCCTTCTTTCCCGGCTATGTGAGCGCAGATATTTTCTCCTGAAAAATGGTTATATAGCACTCCCGCTATCAGTTCGCCATTCTTATCGAGCAATCCTATACAACTATAATTCTCAAAAGGAAAATGAGTATTATTTGTCTGCTCCGATACGAAATCCGCAATTTTCTCTTTCGGTTGAGTTATTATCAAAGGACATCGCCTACCTCATATAGAAAATCTGTTGCTTCCCATCTCAACTCGTTATTCGTACCACCTGACTGAGATTGAAGCCTTAATGCAGCAGCAGTTCCGACTGCGACTAAAGTCTGCCAGTCTCGAATAACTGCTAAATCTCCACCCCAAAGCCCGGCATCCCATCTTGCAGCATCCCACACACCACCTGTAATCGGGCTAAATGTCAGGCTTGCATTAACAGGTACATCTTCATAATCGACATTAAGTGCAGCAGAGAAACTTGGATTGCCGTCTGATAAGAGAATTGGTCTTATCATTTTAAAATGTTTTATAAGTCCTCTTGAACCAAAATAAGAAAACGCTTGTTTTGCTTCTGCATTAATATTACTGGTGTCGTCTTTATCCTGACTCCAAAATTTAAAAACTTTTCCATTACTGCCAAAATAAGCATCACCACCAAATAGTTCCCAACAGTTCGCCTCAATATTGGTAAACTTACCCCAAGCGCCTGTCAGCGTATTCATGGCATATTGAATCTGATCTGAGCCTACTTTTTCAGGAATATTTAAAATTAGCATTTCAGCTTTTGGAAAAAGAAATAATTCCCAACCAAAATTACCACTAAATAAAGTAGCAGCACTATTAATATCTGATTGTATTTTGTCTGTCATGGCTACATTAGGTGCAACTTCACTTGACGATAATGCCTTACTCATAGGATAGACACCTTGCTTGGTTAGTATAAGCAAGTCTCCACCATATTTAACCATTGGTCTGTCACCGATTGGTTCGCCAACGTGCCAGACTCCGACAAGGCTAAAAGTAGCAGCAGCAGAAGGATCAGTACCTTCAAATACTACAACCTCTCCTTCAGAGGTAATCGCTACCCAGTAGTCATCTAAACCTTCGCCAGCATCGATTGTCCAACTGCCAGCTTTAATTATTTTACCACCACGCTTTACTATGCCGTTTAAGTTAATCTCAGCAGCACCGCCACCTACCGCATCCGCTGGGAGATACCAGCAAGATAAAGAATTTTTCTCAACAGCCCATAATCTTCGTTTATGTGTAAACGGCTTGTCTAAAAGGCTAGTTGTAACATTGGTAATCGCTGGTGTTGATGAAGCAGTAATCGTTACCCAAGCTGAACCATTATGATAACGTGGTTGGTCAGTACCATTAAAAGCACAAAGCCAGTTTGTGCCAGATGAATCCATATAATTTACATGATTCCAAAAAGCATTTGTCAAAGAGGTAACTTCTGCGCTTCCTACCGCACCAGCATTGGTTACATTAAATATGCTAGTACCCGCAGCAGCATACAATTTCTGTGTGCCGTCTGACTTGTTATAAGCCATTAACGACTGAACTTGCGCTCCTAAACCTGTTGCATGAGAGGAATAACCTCTTCTTACTCTAATATCGGACGTACCCGGAAACCAATTATCTAATTGGATAGCATCCTCTGGTTTCATGTCTGCAATCGAATCACGACTGTTCAGACCACCGACAGGCGATGTTAGTGATACCTGACCACTAAGTTTGCGCCTTGAATTTCTAGGTTGTTTTAATAGTGCTGCCTGTCTCACGATATATTCCAGTTGCCTTGCGGTACAAATAATCCAGGTTGGTACTCTGCAAGACCACCAGCTAAATCGAGAACAGGTTTTGTTGCTTCTCTTGCAACAGCATCAGCAACTCGTCTTTCGTATTTATTATAATCTTCGGCATAGGCTAAACCTTTTGCTTGTTTCCACCGCCAAATTATTCCTGTTGCCATTATCTTTTCGGAGATTCTTCCAATATCAGTATCAGCAGCCCACGCATCTTGCGTAGTACCGCCAGATGATTGACACCAATGATTACTTATATATTCAAATGCGATTGTCTCAAATCCTGTTGGTGCTGGATCAAATATTAACTCATTACCTCTGAAACGATATTGGTCAAATGGTCCAGTTACAGGACTTGCTTGTAGTGCCTGATAAGCTCTTGCCGTTAATGGTCCGAATACTGGTCGTCTTTGCGTTCTGTTCCACATTGTCTCGTTAGTGATTCTGACTGCACTTGCATCAAAATCGCCAGCCGAAATAATTGTACTTATTGTACCCTGTGAGGCTTGAACGAGTCTTGATTTACCACCAGTTGAATAAGTGCCATAGTTTGAAGAATCAGTATCATCGAGTGAAAAGGTATTTGCATTTACTCTGGTAATAGTAAAGCGCAAATTATTTATTTGGACCATACCTTCAACATCCGCAATATCTACCTGATCGCCAGTCGAATAACCATGACTATTAGCTGTGACAACTGCCGGGTTAGCTTTCGTTACAGCAGTTATGGTTTTAGCATCGCCACCAGTTACAAAGGTTACTTCTTTGGTCATAGACTGCCAAGTGTGTCGCTCTGCTAGTTCTTCGCCTTCTTCGTTTGCTAAAGCAAGCACCTGAATAATCTGTTCATCAGTATTGCCCGCAACGGCTGAAGGAGCTGCTATACCAATCCTTCTAGTAACTTGTTGAACCATTGTTAATAATGACATTATGTTTTCTTTTTCCTCGTTTTCTTAACTGGCTTAGATTCTAATGCTTCTAATCTAGCCGTTAAGCTACTTAAATCCTCTGTTAATTTCTTATTGATATTCTTCTGATCTTTTAGCTCAGATTGTAAGGCAGATATTTTCTCTGTTGCCTTACCTTGTGAGTTAGAAGAATCTAGCCATGCACGAGCTTTTTGTTTCATTACTCTTGAACCAACACCTAAAGACATTAGGGTTTGTTCGTTAGCTTCTGCTAATTCTTCGACAGTTCTTATTCTTGCTGCAATAATATTTTCTTGGTCAGATGGTCCTAAAACTGTCCATCCTCTAATCGGTGTACCATCGACAGGCATTTCCAAACCTTCTTTCCATGCCTCGTACATACTTTTTATGGCTTGAACATACTCAGCCTTAAATCTGCCATCTCTGATACCCTGAGTGAGTTGTTCTACCCATTCATGGTAAATTCGTGGAATTTCATCTTTACTCCCGGCTGGAGTTATAACTGCATAATCGACATCAACTGCGACATAATGACCAGCTTCGATAGAAGCATTACGATCCTCATGTGGCCTTACTTCAAATTTAATAAAAGGTGGTCTATCTTCCATTACTCCGGGTTGCATATCATTTCTCCTGTTGTTGAACAAGAAAAGGGGAACTTGCGCTCCCCCTTCGTTTACTAGGTTTACTACTTCTTAAAATGGAAAACAGCAGACAATTTCGTTGTCTGAAGCATCTCCAGCAATCGCACAAACATTGTCTGTAACTGCTGCTGATACATCTAGTGTTCCATCACCAGCTCCAGTTGGAGTTAGTGGATCACCATCAGCGCCCGCAGTTAAAGCAATAGTTAGTGTGGCTGCACCTCTTATTTGAAACCAGCCAAATTGCCCATCGGTCATAACAGCTTGAATTACACCAGCACCGATTTCAACAGAATCACTCAAGTCACTTGTGACCTGATTATTCTTATATCCATCGAGTGTGTAGTAATATGCGACTTCGCCAGCTACCGCAGCAGCAGCAGAGCCATCATCCCATTGCATATATTTATACAATTTACCATCGCTAGTTTGTCCGATTGTACCTAATGCCCATTCTTGTGACGTATCGATACGAGATGTAAGTATACCAGTTATATATGACATAATTTATCTCCTCGCTTACGCTTTTTGGACACCTTGAAGTGAACGATTAGAGCAAACTAAGTTACCCATCCAAAGAATAGGTATTACTACCGCATCTTGGTTGATAGCTTTATCTTGATCTAGCTCGGTCATGTCAGCATCACGATGCGTGACTAACTCCAAGTAATCTGTGTTTAAGAAATACGCATGAGCTGCTGGGATGCCTGAACCGCCATCAAAAGTAACGTCTGCGTTGTGATATTTTAGCGAAACAAAACCGCCATCAGCGCTAGAACCAGAGGTGTAGCGTTTAATAGATGTTTGGCTTTGCTCGAAAAATGAGTAGTAAGTGTTATCCATAACGATTAAGTCAGGTTGGTCGCTTCCACGAGAAACCTCAAGCCACAATGGAAGCATTAATGATTCCATAGTAGAGGAAGAAACAGTAACAGCACCACCACCTTGCAATGGAGCAGCAGCACTTTGTAGTATGCTTTTCCAAAAGGTAAATGTTGTACTATTGATTCCACCAACTGTGCCAGTTCCAGCATCTGAAACTAGAGCTTGTAAACCATTGACTTGATTCGTAGCCGTTCCATCTGAATACATATCAGAGGAAAAGTTATTTTTGAAAGTACGCATTGCATTTGTAATGCGTGATTTCGCCAAGTTAATGATACGACTGTCGCCATTATTAACACGTAATTCGTAACCTGAAGCGGTTACATGAACTGCTATTTGCTTCCAATTATATTCAGCAGATGAAAGCACATCACTCGCATTGATATTGAGAGTGTCATAGCCTGAATACCTCTGATAAGTGCCATTTTCGGCATAATCTAAAGGCGCAACAATGCTAAGACCACCATCTTCGACACGTTTACGACCGCGTCTATTCATACGAGCTAGAAGTGCATTATTATTGCTGACATTGTCTGCAAATTGCTTTTTATGCTTACGGAACGTGGTAGATACCAGTTCGGTAAACGTGCTATTTGGACTTGCCATAAAAATTGACTCCTAAAAATTAGTGTCTGTTATTGATTGCTGCCAAAGTATCTGAGAGAGTATCTGAAATATCTCCTGACACATCAGCAGCTCCTTCTCTTGCTAACGGCTTTGTTGAAAGGTTAGTCTGAGCTATCTTGCTTGCCTGTTTCGACTTCTTTTGTGCTTCCTCTTTGCGCTTTTTATTCGCTTGTGTCAATTTGACATTACGAATCTGAGGGTTTGCCCAACACGCGGTTTCATAGGCTTCTTCTAGGCTGAGTTGTCGGCCTTGTCGTTCAGCGTTTTCAATCAAATCTGCCATGTCATTTCTGACATCGTCAAAATGTACGTTTCTAATGTTTCCTTTTTCATCGACTTGATTTTGAAAACTACCAATCGAGGTAAGAGCTTCTTGCTGAGTCTGCTGTTGAGCAGCCTGTTGCTGAGAAGCATAAACTTGTTCTAAATTATTAAGTTTTTCTTGTATAGGATTCAGATATTGCTGAAGTGCCGGGATTTCCTGGTTCTCAGTATTTTCTGCGTTGGCAGATGAATATTGAGATAAATCAGCACCATACTCCTGTGCTATCTGCATCACTAATTGACCACGCTGTTGCGGTGTGCCAGAGCGTAATCGGTAAGCTGTATTTAATAAATTCTGGACTGTCTTTATCGGATCAGAGTTTTCTGACCGAATCATAGCTTCGTAGGGCTTTATAGCCTCACCAAGAGTACGTCCATAGTTTGCAGCTTGTTTATACATCGAGATGCCTTTTCCAATATCGGCTTCTCGTTTTATTATTTCATCTTGTATATGTTTTGGAAGTTTTGAGAAAGATGCTTTACCTTTAGCCGACCATGTTGAAGGTGGCCTTTTAGATTTAGTCTCTCTTTCTTCAGTAATGTCCTCAGAATCAACCTCTTCTTCCTGAGTTTCTTCTTCAGGTTGCGGTTCTTCTTTGACTTCTTCTTTAGCTTCCTCTTTGGGTTCTTCCTCAGATTCGGCTACTATTTCTTCTTCAACTTCTTCTTCAACTTCTTCAGAGACTTCCTCTTTAACTACTTCAGGTTCTTCATCTCTTTTATTAATTTCCTCGAAAGTTTCTGCGAGTGACTCATCGAGTGACTTTTCTTCTTCTACTGCTTTTTCTTCTTCCATTTTCTCTCTCCTTTGTCAAAAGGTTAAATTTCTAATATATAGGCTGTTCCTGTCTTAAACTTTCTACTATTGGTGCTGCACTAATTGGAGCTAGACTCATGTAAGGGAATCCCTCAAATTCTTTGTCAGGTGATAGTTTTATTGTGAATCTTTGTGGTAATGGCCAATCAAAATTCTTTGAGCCATCTTTATCTATTGTATATGAAGGGTTTGCGCCTATATTACCA